GCAACGGCCCACGACTTAACCGGGTGCAGGTTGTCAGTGAAAAACAGGTGAGTCGCTACCTTAAGTGCGAACTTGAAATAGCCTCCCCTAGAAGACATACTGTGCTTTTAGACTTGTTGGCTGCATAGAGTATGCACTTAACTCTTACAAGAATGTGCACTCGGCTTCTTACGAGGCCGTTTTAGAAGGCATTCTTCCGAGATGATGCTGCCCCTCCTCGGATAGTTTCGGGATTGAGTGCCTCCTAAAACAGTGGTGACGGTAGTGTAATGGGAGCACACGAGTCTGTGAAACTCGTAGGAAGGGATCGAAACCCAACGTCACACCAAAGTTCCGCCCCGTTAGTTAAAAAGCATAACAAGGGCTTTGTAACCCCTAGTCGTTGGAGCGTTACCAGCACGGGGCACCATCTACGCACGAGTAAACCGCATCCGGTCTTCAGAGACGGCTCTTGCCGCGAAAGTGCACTTACAGAAATGGGAAGACGTTCCCTGAAGTCTTCGGAGTCTGGTATTAACATCCCTCACTTCGCGTGAGTTCTAGTAACCCAGCACGGAGCACCCTACAATTAGTCCTAGCATATGGTATGCAGCAGGTCTCCAAAACCTCGCACGGACAAGGTTCGATTCCTTGAGGATTAGCCCTACAATGCGGCCTTAGCTCAATGGTGGAGCGAGTGCCTTCCAAGCACAAGGACGAGATATCGGTAATCTCAGGCCGCTCCAAGCCACCTACCTGTGGACTGTTAGCCTTACGGTTGACGAGGCTTCTGCGAGAAGCTAAGAGAGGGTGGAATTCCCTCCACACGAACACAAGGAGAAGATATGAGTGATAACGATACTAAAACATTCTATGCGGACGCTGGCAAGGGGGATAGGCCGCGCGGTACAGGTTGGAAGAACTATTACGATAATTTCGATAACATCTTCGGTAATAAAGCTGTTGCGGTTGCGCCTACAGATGCTTCGTGTATGGGCAATCTGAGCACCTCAGAAATTGGCGGAGATTGGTCGGCGGTGTCAATCGACGCTGAAGGGAATGTAGTTCGCAAAGAATCTGGTTGCAACACTGAAGTCGAGGTCGTCAATGATGTTTCCAAAGCCGACGAGGGCTGACATCGGTTGGGAAACCAACTAATTCTCGTAACAAATTTGCCTAGAGGGACTTTGCTCCGATTGGGCATAACCGCGAGAGCGGGCAAGAGGCTGAGGGCGTCAGCATGGACGCTAGAGAAGTGGGGCAAGGTAGCGTGGCGCCCACTCACCGAATTAGAGCGTGGGTTAGACGAGCGCTCCTAAAATATAGGTCGTCCCGCGTATGCGCCTGTCTAGGCCGAGTTGTAAAGACTGAGTATAGGCAGACTAGGTAGCGGCTAGTCAATATTCTAAAGGAGGCTGCACGGCAGGAATGCTGTGTGGCTTTTTGTTGTTTCAAGTTTTGTGGCGAACGGACTAGCTATCCTTCCAGTGCTCTACCACTGGATAGTCACGATTATTTAACTCGTAGAGGAGTGTTATGAAGCTTATTGATTTGACTGGTAAGAGGTTTGGTGAGTGGGCAGTACTAAGTCGAGTTGAAGGTGCATATCCTGTTAAGTGGAATTGTGTGTGCTCTTGCGGAGAACACCGAGAAGTGAATTCACAAACCCTCCGCAAGGCACAGTCTACTTCTTGTGGTAGTGGTGTTAGACACCCCGACAGGAAGAGCGCATGCCGAGATACTACTAGAGATTTTATTGTTAAAGCAACTGCGAAGCACGGGGCAAAATACGACTACTCAAAGGTTGAGTATTTTAATGCAAAGACTAAGGTTGTTATCTCTTGTAACACTTGCGGCAGCACATTTTCTCAAACAGCGAACTTGCACTTAAGCAACGCTGGCGGGTGTAAAATTTGTGTATCCGCTAGGGCCAGAGTTCCGGAAGTGAATTATGTTGGAAAGGTCTTTGGTCATCTGAATGTTCTTCGATGGGAGAATGGGAAATGGTTGTGCCAATGTGATTGCGGAAATATGAAACATGTGGCTACAACTCACTTGAAAAACGGCGCCACCCGCAGTTGTGGTTGTATAAACAAGTGGACGTTAGAACAATTCATTCGTGATGCCGAGCACGTGCACGGAGATAGATTTGATTACTCCGCTGTAGAATTTAAAGACTCTAACACACCAGTACAAATTCGTTGTCGTAAACATGACTACAATTTTAAACAATCTCCACAGGCGCATGTGGCTGGGAGGGGTTGTATCAAGTGCGGTTTCGAATCTACTAAGGTCAAGCAGGCATGTTCTAAAGAGGATTTCATTGTCAAGGCAAGGGGCGTTCATGGAGAAAAATACGACTACTCTGCTGTTGAATATGTTAACGTATCTACAAAGATCAAGATAATTTGCAATTCTTGTGGTTCAAAGTTTATTCAAAGTCCAAATGCTCACTTAGTTGGGAAAGGCTGCGTAACCTGCAACAAGACCGGTTACGATGCGACAAAGCCTGGATATTTTTACGTGCTGCGAGGTGAAACTTTTGTTAAGATTGGAATCACGAATAAAAATCCAGAAATAAGACTTAAGTCCATACGTAAATCTTGCAACGAGAATGTGTTGTTGCACGCTTACTTTCTTTTAGAGGACGGCCAATACTGCAGCGACCTAGAGACTAAACTTCTTCGTTATTTACGGACTCTGTACAACAATCCTACGCAGACGTTTGATGGAAGCACAGAAGCATTTGTTGGATTGTGTGCAAATGAGGTTGTCGAGATGTTACAATGTCTGATATAAAGGAGAGCGATGAAAAAACAAAAAGTCGTGTTGGGGCCAGATAGCCCCACACACAAAAAGTTCCTAGATTGCACAAGTGATTATGTAATCTTCGGTGGTAAATAAAGCTGCCTCCGTAAAATCTCTCTAATTCAGGGAAACTCTCTAGTAGACAATCCTGAGCGAAGCCTATTCTATAGGAACGTGCAACGACTAGCTGAAAAGCGTAGGGCCAAGCGGCTCGAAACGGGAGACTCCGAAAGGATGAAGATATAGTCTGAACATTACAGTGATGTAGTGCTGCCTTTGGCGGGCTGAGTGTAGCGAGCTTAGTTGAACATATGGGCGCAGGGTGTGGAAAGTCTCACCAAGCACTTTTGAAAGTTCTTAAATACAAGGACGACCCCAATTTCCGTGGAATTTTTATTCGCGAAACTAGTGTACAGCTTTCTCAGGCAGGCGGCCTGTACCAAGAAGCTGAAAAGATGTGGTCCCAATTTGGGGCGAAGTTTAAGACACATCCCACCATGACAGCAACATTCCCAAGCGGCGCGCAAGTACAATTTAAAGTTTGCGGAGCAGACCGGGACATTACTAACTTTGATGGCGGTCAGTTTTCTCTTGTGGTGTTTGACGAGGCGCAAAACCACACAGACGTACAGATTCGTTACCTTGAATCTCGCATACGTTCTCAGGCCAAAGGACCACATCAGCTTATCTGCACATGCAACCCTAGGCGGGATTCCCATTTGATGCCATTCGTGTCTTGGTATCTAGATCAAGAAACAGGTATTCCAATTCCAGAGCGTTCCGGCGTAGAACGCTACTATGCCTCTTATTGTGGCTCAATGGTTTTTGGAGATAGTAAGGAAGAACTTCTTGAAAAGTATCCGGGCGTATCTCCACAGACGTATGTGTTTATTAGTGCCACAATTAAGGACAACCCTAGAATGAAAGTCCTTAACCCTGGATATGTCGCCCGCCTAGAAAACCTTAAACGTGTTGAACGTGAAAGGCTTCTTCTGGGATCGTGGTTTGCGAAACAGGAGTCGCAGGGGCTGTTCCGTAGAAGCTGGTGCGAGATTGTAGATTGTGTCCCGGCTAAAGTGGTTGCCCGCCACAGGGGCATGGACTTAGCCAGTACGCTTGCCTCTGAAAGCAACCCAAACCCCGATTGGACGGCATCTGTTAGAATTTCAAAATCTGATGGCTATTATTATGTTGAACACGTGGAGCGATATAGGGAGCTTACGCATAGTGTTCTAGAGCACATTGCCGACACAGCAAAGCAGGATTACCAAGAGTTGGGGACAAACGTTCCTGTAACTATCCCGAAAGACCCCGGAGCTGCCGCTGCTGCGGCGAATATGTTCTTTGTAAAGACGCTTGTAGAGAAGGGCGTTGATGTTCGGTCGGAAGGTGTTAGTGGGCACACAGGTAAACTTGCAAGAATGCAGCCTTTCCTATCACTTGCCGAGGCTGGATGGGTAAGAGTGGTAAAAGGCGACTGGAACGAAATGTGGTTTAATGAGCTTGAGGATTACATCGATGGCAACCGCAACCAGAAGGACGATATGTGGGATGCAACAGCATCTGCTGCTAAAGCAGTCATGAAAAACAATGTTATGCCTTCTTTCTCCATGCCAGTTTACACCCAACCCTCACCAATCCCCTCTCTATAATAACACAATAAAACGGATAATGTGCATAAAGTTGACAAGAATGTTACCTCATGTTATTATCCGTTTCAGTAAATAAAAAGGAGCACAAATGGCAG